CATAACGTACGCAAGACGGTACGCTTTACAGTCAATCGCGGGAATCCCTACGGCAGACGATGACGCAGAATCTGCAATGCTGCGCGGTGATGATAAGAAGGTTGTCTCTGATGACCAGATCATAGCCATCAAGAAATTACTTGACGAGACTGGTGCTGACAGTGAGAAATTCTGCAAGTGGCTGAAAGTGCGTTCTGTTGACCAGATACTGGCTGTACACTATGACCGCGCTGTTGCCGCTCTAGAGGCTAAAAAGTGATCATCCTGGACCATGAGCAGGGTTCCCCAGAGTGGCTTGCTGCAAGACTGGGCAAGCCCTCTGCAAGCATGTTTTCCAAGCTAATAACGCTAACTGGGAAGCCTAGCACCTCTGCTGATGGGTACATCAATGAATTGATCGCAGAACGCCTTACAGGGCAATCTGAGCCGTTTCACGTTACTGAGTGGATGGAGCGCGGCACTGAGCTAGAGCCAGAAGCTAGGGAGGCATATGAGTTCATCTCTGGCAATGATGTCATTGAGACTGGCTTTATTCTCGACACTGGCTTTGAGTTTGGCTGTTCGCCTGATGGCCTGATAGCCGATGAAGGTGGCTTGGAGATCAAATGCCCTGCCCCTAAGACTATGGTCAGCTATCTCAGAGACCCGCAGGCCGGTGTTAAGAAATACTGGCAGCAAATCCAAGGTTGTATGTGGATAACTAAACGTGATTGGTGGGACTTTTTTGCCTACCACCCAGAAATGCCGCACGTTCTAGTGCGTGTAGAACGCGATGATGACTATATCGCTAAACTGTCTGCTGAGGTCGATAAGGCCGTGGCGGAAATTTTAAACCAAGTGGAGAAGTTAAGATGAAAGTAGGATTATCTGTACGAATCGATGTTACCAAGATCGACAAGTCACGACTGTACAAGGGCGCTAAGGGCACGTACCTGGACCTGACTACGTTTGTGGATACCGATCAGCAAGACCAGTACGAGAACAATGGATTTATATCTCAATCGGTCACCAAAGAGGAGCGCGACGCTAAGGTTCAAACGCCAATCTTGGGTAATGTGAAGGTGATTTACACTGACGGCCAGGCAGCAGCACCTGCAAAGCAGGCCGATATGAGCATTGAACAGCTCGATGAAGACATCCCGTTCTAGGTAAAAAAGCCCCCTTACGGCACAAGTGCTTTCAGGGGGCAAACTACCATAGGAGAATGCAGGACCGGGGGAACAGCCCTGCGGCCCAAGGATAACACAGGATTACTTACTATGACTAATGCAGGACAGTGCTTAATAATCGCCCAGGAGCTAAATAACATCAATTCTAGCCGCCTGGCCACGTTAATGAACGTAAGCCGCCAGAGAGTGTTTCAATGGCGTAAGCAGGAAAACATGAAGCTGCACACTGTGCAGGGATTGTGCCAGATATTTGACTTGACGCTGGATCAGTTTTGCCAGCTAAAGGGAGAATAAAATAAAACCCCCATTGCGGGGGCTTTACAGTAAGCCGGGGAAAGGCTTATACTTCTTGTGCGAAGAAGAAGAAAGGCAAGTTTACCATACTGTCCTGTACAGTACACTAGGTCTCCCTTTCTTTTTCTCTCAAGTGTTCGGGTGTGTGGCGTGGGAATTAATAACCCATGATCGAGAGTGACCCCTCTATTAGCACCTCCTAATCGGTTTGACTGCCGAGCAGGAAATAACGACGGCCAGGATGGCGTGATTCTAAATACGAGCACAAACTAGTCACTGAGTCGCTTTGCCCTCAGATTTAAAAATCTACTTTGCTAAGTGGAAAGGGTTATATCGTCTTGCAAATAATAAGAAAAAAAGTAAATATAAAAAAACATTTATTAAATACTGGGCGAGGCTTGCCGAGCCATAGGAGTGAGAGATGAGCGGTAAAGGAAGTAAACAGCGACCGACCAATAAAGTTGAGTTTGACAAAAACTTTGACAATATTTTCGGAAACAAAGATACTAAGGTTACTAAACCAACGGGGAAGTGCGATGAAAGAGTTAAGCGAAAAGCAGCTACTAGAAGAAATTAAGAAAAAGTTTGAGTACCGTGATGGTAACTTGTACTGGCGCGAAGGGAATGGCCGAAAGTCTGGCAAGCTAATACGCGGCGGCATAGGTTTGTACAAGGTTTGCGCCGTAAACAGAGTTCCCTATTATCAGCATAGGCTCATTTTTTTGTATCACCACGGGTACATGCCTAAGTACCTAGACCACATCAACAACGACCGGCATGATAACCGGATTGAAAATTTACGCGCTGTGTCTGCGCGGCAAAACCAGCACAACAGGTCGATTAACAAAAACAGCAAAAGCGGCGTAAAGGGTGTAAGCTGGCGCACGCAGGCAGGCAAGTGGGTGGCTAAGACTTGCTGTGATGGTAAGGATTATTATTGCGGTCTGCACGACAATCTTAGTGATGCGGAGAAGGCAGTAAAGGAAATGCGGGAAAAGCTTCACGGCAAATTTGCTAACCACGGATAAGGGGGGAACATGTTACTAAATACTAAAGAAGACTGGCAGCCAGATGAAGCTGACACTATCGCCTGGCAGAGAGCCTATCCTGCCGTCAATGTCCACCAAGAGCTCATGGCAATGGAGTCCTGGTGCGACGCGAATCCAACCAAACGCAAAACGAAGCAGGGCATCAAGCGCTTTGTTAACTCTTGGCTAGCCAGGGCGCAGAACCAGGGCGGCTCTCCGATGGCCAAGAAGGCTAGCAAGAACGAAAGCATTAGGGCCAAGTCTATCGACATGCAGATGACTGACATCAGTTGGCTGGACACAGATGCGCAATTGCCGATGAAGCAGTATTATCTCGACAAGTTTGGATTTTATTACGACGGGGAGCTGAAGAATGCCTGACAGAAGATTCGACAGCAGGACTAGCGGTAAGCAGCCAAAAAAGTACAAATTTGTTGGAAGCCACGAAAACCTAGTGACCGGCTGTTTTTACACGCTGAGAGAGATCGCCGCCAAGGCAGGCATAAAAAACAAAACGATGCACAGTAGGATGGTAGGTAAAGCTGAGGTTGGCGACAAGCAGGTAAGAGCAACCGAGGATGCGTTCGGCGGGATAGGGAAGTCAAAAGCCAGCTTATATGATCGCCTGGAAACGGCAGAAATGAAGCAAAGTGACAAGTGGCTGAGGATGCGTCTATGAGCCAGGGCGATTATGTAAAGATATCGCACGCTGTTGAGGTCGATAAAAAAGTGCAGTATCTAATTAAAAGGCTGCAGGATTGGGATTACGCTGTTCCGCTTTCTGTTAAATTGGAGCCCTGGGTAGATTCTCGCTCACTGGACCAGAACGCGTTATTCCACAAGTGGTGCAGGCAACTGTCTGAAAAGTTTATTAAAGACATTCCTGACGCGACACCAGAGGGTGTTAAGTGGATGATGAAGCATAAGTTTTTGCAGACTAAAACAATTAAGGTCGGGCAAACTGTTTTGAAGGACCAGATACAAAGTACAGCGAAGCTAAAAAAAGGCGAGATGTGCCATTTTATGGACGAGGTATACGCCTGGGCGGCTGACAGGGGTGTATATTTAGTAACGCCAGAGTACAATGAGTGGACTGAACTAAAGCGTAAGCAGGATAATTAGTATGGCTAAAATGGATCCAGCACTTTTATTAGATTTTGCACAGACTGATCGCCAGGTAGAAATCTGCCAGGCAGTTATAGCTCATGGCAGCAACAACAAGGCATCAAAAGCCCTGGGAGTAGGGCGCAGAGTTGTCGATAAGATTATGCACAACCTGGAGAGTAGAGCTGCCATCAACGCAGTAGCGCCGCACCGCAATGTGAATCACGAGACGATGGAAGGCTTTGAGGCTAAAAGGGTATCAACGGCTTTTAATTCTGATGGTGACATAGCCTTACAATGGGTAATTCAAGAGCCGCTGAAGCGCAGCCTGCAGGAGAAGGTTGAGGCGATGATGGAGGGCATGAAAGATGACCTGGCTGGATTTAAGAAGCCGGTTAAAGCGCCAAAGAAAGTTAATGCCGACTACCTTGCCACCTATATCATCGGTGACCACCATTACGGGATGTTAGCTGATGCTGCTACCAAGCTGGACAACGACGACTGGGATATCAAGATAGCGACTAAAGTGCTGATTGATGCTGTAGACAGGTTAGTATCTAGGGTAGGAGATTGCGAGACAGCAATTCTTTTAAATGTAGGCGACTTTTTTCATGCCGACTCAAGTAAAAACGAGACCACCGCTGGAACCAGGGTAGATGTAGATACTCGTATCGGCAAGACGTTTAAGCTGGCTGGTAGGTTGTTTCAGATGTTGATCGACAAGATGCTGGCGGTCCACAAGAACGTCATAGTAGTAAATGTGCGGGGCAACCATGACAGCGA